TGTTTTGAACGCCACTACCAACTTTCCCAATAGGTCTGTACCCAAAGGCCGCGTCAATATTAGCCATGATTTTATCCTCATAGTAATTGTTACAACACACTCACCATGAATGTGTCATTTTGTAACTTATGGGGAGAAAAAATTAGTTTTTCTTACCGCCACCAAATGTTACGCGAGATCGCCTGCTTTCATTATGTACAGGCATGCTAGGGTGTTGGTCCTTAAGAGGATCGTTTGCAACAGCGTCATCTTTATCTTGTGCAACTTGCGCAAAATATTCTTTTCGCTGCTCAACAATCTCATTAGGAATTCTTGCTAGCATCAAACCTCCAACAGCTATGACACCTGAGTATCTACCCGATTCCATTTGTGGCCATTCAGTGTCTGGGTATTCGTCAGCTCTGACAAACTCCCATCCTTCACGCATTCTAGCGGATACATTTTTTGAATCCATCTGTCCTATCGTTTCGGCCCTAATCCAACGGTGTTTAAAACCGTTAGGTGCGGGTGGTGCATCTAACTGTGATGGTGGAGCCCATTGTTTCCTTCGTTCGGTTTTAACTCGGGTTTCAGACTCGCGTGATGGTAGTTTATTTTTTTTATTTGTATTCATATGCCTACTCCTTCACGTACTTCGCATATTCGCTTAGTGGCACACCTAGTTTTTTGGCTATAGCTACTTGTGAGGGTGTGAGTCTCACAGTGCCTTGGCGCTTGGCTGGCTGAGTACTTCTGGTTGCAGAAGCAACAGTTTGCGTTGGCGTAGAAACTTGTTCAAATTTATGAGGAAAAGTTTCCCTCATTCTTTTGTCAATCTCATTATAATACTCATCTGACTTCGTGTCAAATCCTTCTTCAACTAATTTACGGTGAATTGAAAAGGATGTAAGTGTCATAGGTTCATCAGTTCCAAACCAATCGTTCTTTTCTGCCCAGTTTTCTGCTTTAGGGTCAGGTGGAGCTGCTGGTTGTGGAGCCTGTGGTTGAGCTTGTTGTGTAGGCATTTGAGGTTGATTAGGATCAACTCCACGTGCCTCCATTTCTTTTTTTAGTCTTTCACGTTGATCCAAGCTTTTCTTTGCTCTATCAGCGTCTACTGCTAAACGTGCTATTTTTTGCTGTGCTTCTACTTGTGCATCTATATCACCAGTATCCATAGCATCTTTTAGCTGTTTTTTAGCTTCTGCTGTTTGAGCTTCAACACGTGATGCAAATTCATTTACATACCCAGTATCTAACTGGCGTGTTTTTTGTTGCAACTTAGTTTGCTCTTGTTGTAATCCTTGAGCAAATTCTATCGCAGCTTGTTCTCTTCTTTCAGACTCTCTTAGTTTTTTAGTTAGTTTGTCAATCCTGGATTGAACTTTTTTGCCGTAGTCATCCATCTCTCCTTGAGATGCACTTTCCTCAACTACAACTTCTTCTTGTGGTTGAGTTTCTACTGCACTTTCTTTTTCCTTCGGTAGTTCTACATCAACTGATGGACCATCTGATGGTAAATCAACGATCTTGGCATCAGCTTCAGTTTGTGATTCTACTTTTGGTTGTGCGTCTGCAGGCATTTATCCTCCTGTTTATCTAAATTGCAAGATATCCTCTGGGTCTTTTACCACAGCAATTATCTCGTCATCGTTAAGTATTCTCACTTCACCACCTTCTATCCCAAACCTAGATCCAGCATAACGACCAAATATAATCCAATCGCCTTTCTTACACCAAGGTCCATTTGGAAACCTTTCTTTATTATCATAACATTCTGTTCCCATCTTAAGAACCAATCCTGTTACCGTGGTATACCCACGTTCTTGCATCGTTTCATCTGTTAATATTACACCACCTTTAGTTTTACCTTGTCCTTTATAAGGTAATACTAACATACGCCACCCTGTTGGATTAGGTAATCTATCTAAAATTTTTTCGTCTGGTAAATGTTCTATATTAGAAGTAGCATCTTCTTGAATTTTTTTAAGAAATTTATTTTCTTTCTCTTCAGCTACTTTATTGTTTTCATCAGCCTCAACAGCTAAATCTTTTTCTTCTAGCGCAAATCTACGCTTTGGCAGTTCCTTGTCTGTCATCGTTGTCCTCATCTTTCTGCAGGTCCTGAATCTCCTGTTCCATTATTGCATAGGCCTTATATTCGCCTACGGTTCTATTATACTCATCCCAACCAGGTAATCCGGCTGCTATGATTTCTTTCAACTCTTCTTTGCGAGCTCTAATCTTTTTCAAGATTACATAGATCGCTGTTTCATCTCTCATTAATTGGTCTATATACTAACAATTCCATTTACGCAAAGATTTATTTATTCTAGAGTTAGGATCTCTAGCTGTCTTTGCACCGGTTCTTCTTTTCTTCATACCTTCCATTCTTGCACAAAATGACTTACGTCTTTTTGCTGCTTTAGAACCTTTTTTTAATTTTGACGGTTTTGTTGTAACAGCGGTTTTTAATTTAGATCCAGGATTAGCTCTACGATAAGATGCTACACCTTTTTTATTTAAACCACCAGAAGGATTTTTACCTTCTTTACGTTGCCATGCTGCTGTTTTAGCCATACTTAGTTTTTTTACGTCTATTTTCTAAAACCATACCACAACCTTTTGCTATGCCTTTTGGATTTTTATCTGACTTAGCTTTTCTTTTTTGCGATAATGATTTTTTCTTAGCCACTTTTTTTAGCTGGTTTTTTAGCTGTTTTAGCAGATTGTTTTAATGCTTTATCTGTAACAGTGCCTTTACCAGGTTTGCTTGTGCCTCTTTTTTTAGCGCGGTTCATGTAGTAGTACAAACCTTTTTTAACAGTGCGTCCATCTTTAGTTACGTGTGTATCTTTTTTTGAACCACCATCTTTGTATCCCATGGCCATTGGATCTTTTTTCATCATTCCGCCGCCCATTTTAGATGCAACTTTACCACCTTTTTTCATATAACCCATTTTGTTTCTAACCTTAGTTGGTAGTTTTGCTAATCCAGGGTTTTTCTTTTTATCTACTTTTTTCATAGTATCTCCTATTTTTTCTTAATTAAACCCATTGCACCTTTAGCACCCTTTATGCCAAAGCTCGCTGAGCACGCAATGTATAATAAATGTTTATAATAATCTGGTAATTGTTGCAAGGCAATAAATCCTTTTTCAATATGATCTGTCATGCCAGGAAAAAATACGAGTGTTGCTGGAGCCAAAAGACAAATTAAAATTAGCTCATCTTTCCACGACCCTTTCATTTGATCTACAGCTGATTGTTCCCATGCCACTTTTCCGGCGATCTGGTCCTCTTTCAGCTTAGTTGCTGCTTTAACTTCTGTTAACTTTAGTTCAGCCTTCGCTTGTTTTGTTTTAACGAAACCTTGAACTCCGTCTGCGACCACGCCTAATAAAGGCTTGGCCAATAGTTGCCATACCATATTAACCTCCTACTAAACTCACTATGCCACCGCTTTTTTTACGCATGGCTAATTTTGTATATGGATTACCTTTATGTAAATTAACCATATATTGTAATAATTCTGCTTGTGCTGGTATACCTTCTTCATCACCTAATTGTTTTGGACGTTGATCTAATCCTGCAGCTATACCAGCTGCGTAGTCTCCGCCACCACCAACATTAATTCTTGCTCCAGGACCAAATCCACTTCTATTTGCTAGTATGTTGGGTGTTGGATCTTGTATTTTAAAAAATCTACCGGTTTCATCTTCAAGGCCTACATAACCTGTGTCTGAACCAGTGAATCCACCTACTCCTATACCTTCTCCGTACATGGTTTGTGGTAAAATACTTTTAAAAAATGGATCATAACCAGCAAGAAAATCATCTAATCCTACTTTGTCACCAGCTCTATATTGTGAAACAAGTTTATTTAATTCTGCGTTTGCTTGACTAACAAGTGCATTTGCTTCTTCTTCTGTTTTACCTTGACTTATGGCATATCTATAAACATCATTTGTGATATTACCTGTGTTAATTGCATCTTCAGCATATGTAGTATAAAAAGGTGTTAAGCCGTCTACTTTAGTTCCTGTTAAATCAACTTGTTGTCCACCAATATCTGTTGGATCGTCAGCACCTAAAATATCTTGAGTGGTAGTTCCTGTTTCATAAATAACGGGTGATTTGTCATAAAGACTAACACCAGAAACACTTGGTGTTAGCATTCCTGCGTCTCGCATACTTTCGTATGCAGTTTTTCTATCGTCTATTGATTGTGCAATCGTAGGACTAGTAGGATCTACTTGCGAACTACTTGCTCCCATTCCAGCATATCCATACGTTGTGCCTGGAGTTTTTCCTTGTCTCGCTCTATATCTGTCCCTAGCACTCATTATCTCATACCCATAATGTATGGTAACATTTCGTTATCCATAAATTGATAGAAGTAATCTGGTACTTGCATTGGGAAGAATTGTCTGTAGTTTGCTTCGTAAGGATTTATTTGTTCAATAAGTTCTAGTAGTGCTTGGTTGTTATCACCAAAACTAAATCCTTCTGGCAAGTTCATTAATCTGTTTGGTCTGTAATCTAAATAACTTAAATCACCTAATAATTCGTTTGTTTGTTCTGGCAACATTTGTCCTAGCATTGGAATACCAGACACTGCGCCCATAATTCCTTTTGCTGCCATTGGTAAAGCTCTTTGAATACCAAATGATATAGGAAAGTTTTCTGCATAATCTTTTGGGTTTGTTCGCATATATTGACCCATCATTTTTCGATATGGATCAGAATATAATTTTTCTAAAGCTCTACCTTGTTGTGATGATAAAATACCACCTTGTGTAGGTCCAACAGCTCTTAAAGCTTGCTCTTTTAAGTTTTCTCTAAATCTTGTAAAATCTTCACGCTTCGCTGTATTCGGATTAAAGCTCGTCATGAACTGACGTTCTTCTTGAGCTTTAGCTGCACGCTCATCACGTGCAGCTTGTAAACTATTTAAAATAGCTCTTGATCTTCTGTCAATTTCGGCCATTAAGCGCCCATCATTGACTGTAGGACAACAATAACAACTACAGCAACAATACCGGCTTTAATCCAGTCTTTCATACTCCAGTCGCTCCACTCTTTTAAGTGTGCCCATAGGTCTTTCAATAACTTCATAGTTACCTCCTAATGTATAGTTATAGGAAGATCTCTATCTTCGCCATAACCGTTTAAATAATCGAAGGACTCTACAACAGATTGAAAGATAAAGGAAGTGTGTTCCTCACCTAAAGCTTCAACATAATTTTGCCTTGTTACAGCCAATAAAGCTGCACAAACCAATAGTTTGTCCTCTGATTTTCCTGTTAATGCTTTTGCAAGAGCATCAATCTCTTGCATTGCATCACTAATCTTCTTGACTTTCGTTATTTCGTCCGCCATTTATCCTCGCTGTTGTTACGTCTTTTTCATTCTTTAAGGCTTCTTTTGTCAAAGAAACATTTTCTTTTAACTCACCTAAAGCATTTTTTGCAGCACTTTGATCTATGCGATCAGCTGTTTCCATTAATTTAATGGTAGTATCAGCTTCTATTTTATCGCGATCCATGTCAAGTCTCGCTGCATCCATTGTTGTTTTAGTTTGCATATCTTGTTGACGTGCCATTGCTTCTGCTGCTCTTAAATCAATCTCTTGTTGTTTTAATTTAACAAGAGGATCTTGTTGCTCACGTTTAGTTCTTTCTTCTTCGTCTCTTGCAAGTTGAGTTGTTATATCCGCTTCTATCTTTGCAATAGCGTTTGCTTTTTCAACAGCCATTTGTTGTGCTTGCATTTGTAATTGTTGCATCACTTGTGGGTTTGCTTGATTTTGTTGCATTGCCATTTGTAATTGTTTGTCTTGTTCTGCAAACTGTTGTTGAACTTGCATACCAGCCATTGCAGCAATATGTTCTGACATATGTGATTGTAACATAGAATACAAAGGAGGATTAATTTGTACCATCCTTGTAAACATAAATTCAGCATGTGCTTTCATATGTGCTTGATGGTCTTGCTGTGGAAATACTTTTAATGGTTTACTTTTCATAGCCATAGCATTTTCTATTGCAGGACTCATTGGTTGTGGTTGATTTTGATCTGGTTTTAATATTGCATCAATATTATCCACGCCCATTGCTTGATACATACGTCTATATGCTTCACGTATGTTATGCATTTGAGGATTAGATTGTGCTAATTGTAATTGTTGTTGTGCCAACATAACTCTTTGTGACATAGAAAATATATTAGGGTCACTTACAGGAATAATATCAACACGATCATCAAAGTCAGCTTGTTTAATCATTCTGTTACCACCGATAACTTGGTATGGATATTCTGGTGGTGTAAACATTTTAATAGAACCTGCTAACAACTTAAATTCTTTTCTTTGTGAAAAGTGTAATCTTTTTTGTATTGCACTCATAACTTTTGTGCCACGTTCTAATAATGCTAATGTTGTGCCAACAGGATTCTGTTCATTACCTTCACCCATCTTCATATCTGCTATTGCAGCAAAAGATTTTCCTGCGTCAACAGCAAAACCTAATAATGCAAATAAAGTTTGTGATGGTTCTTTGTATGGTAGTGGTAACAAAGATTCTTTTATTGATTGTCCAGTTACATCTACATCTCTAAACTCACCTGGTTGTAAAGGTTCATCGTGATCACGTATACGCATACCACGTGCTTTAAAACCTGCTGGTAGATTGGCAAGAGTACCTGCATCAATTAATTGTCGCAAAACACTTGTTGCAGTTCTTGACAACCCACCTAACATGTGGATTAAGCCAAATCCATAAAAGCCTAACCCTGGGAGGAACTTAAAATGTACAAAGTATTGTTTCTTTTTAAAATTAGGATCATTTGGTTCATAGTTTCTTCTAATAGATAATATTGTAGAAGAATATTGATCTATTGTAACAATGTAAGGAAGTTTGATACCGGATGTGTCTTCAAAATCTGGCACATCTGCATCAACATGCATTTCTAAAATAACATGTTCATCATTTTCGCCTGTAGAATTTGCACCATCTAATTCATCTATTTTTTCTTCAACATCATCAGCAGTGCTAACTGATCCTGAAGTAATTGGTACATCACGATAAAAACCTGACACTTGTAATTTTCTTAATTCGTTTGATGACATCTTTACAACGTGTGTTATTCTTTCTGATTGTTCTAAATCTGTAGCTGCATAATTAATTACACAGTCTTCACTAGATACAAACTTTGCAACACAACGTTTTAGTATTTGATCATAGTAAACTTTTTTAAATGCAGAACCTGATAGTGGTAAATAAAATAACAGTTGGTCCATCTCAGGATCAAACTCTTCCATTACATTTAAAATGTAATAGTTCATGTATTCTTTTACACGTTCTGCTTGTTGTTCTACCATTGGTGATGCTTCACCAATTATTTGTGTACGTACGGGGCCGCTTGGGGGGAGGAGTTCCTTATAAGCTTGGGCTTGAAACTGCGTAACAGATTCAGCTAGTAAAGGATGTACGACCCCTGACGCACCTTCGAAAGGTTGTGTTCGGTCTTCGTATTTAAAGCCTAACATATCGAGCCCTTTGATATAGGTATCTTCCCAATCTTTACGTGACTCTTTATCACCTTCGAAATCGCCTACCAAGTCTGAAGCAAACTTGGTTAAATTATTTTCATCAATGTATTCTGCTAAGTTTGCATCGAATGGAATTTGTGATTGATCAATTGGTTGTTCGCCAGCAACCTCTGCACTTCCATCTTCTTGTATTTCAAAACCATCAAAGGTTACACTTTTTTCAAACTGTATTTCTTCACCCAATGGTTCAATGTCCAATGCTTTTTCAACAGCGTCCATTGCTTTCTCTATTTGATTCTTTGATTTATCTGCCATTTACTATTCCACCTTTTGCGTATGCTGAGAATGTATCTCGCACGTTAGGATTATCTTTTAAATTTAACATTTTGACTTGCCCAAAAACTCTTCCCTTATCATCTCTTATAACAGTATTTAATAAATTTGCACCTGTTTTTTTAGATGTCTCTTTTAGTGCACCATTAAGAATAGGGCCGTATGCAGCAATATTACCTTGGTAATCCCTGCCACCAGGTGACAAGTTACGGTTTTTAATTGCAGGGTTTGCAAAAGCAACGCCGTCAAAATTACCATCTTTGGCCATACGCACTAAATACTTAGCAACAAACTCCATGTACTCTTTGGATGATTGAAATGGGCCCATGGCAATATCGCCACCTTGCTTACCTTCTTTAGTCATAGATTCTGCAATTATAACTCTAATTTTCTCACGTTCTTGTTGTAATTTAGGTAGTGCAGGTGATCTAGGATTTGTAGCCAATAAATTTTCTATTTTAAGATTAATTAAATCTAATTGTTGTTTATTTGCTGCTAATTCTGGTGGAGGTGGCATGTCTTGACGAAATGCATAGCTATCCTCACGAGATGGTTTTTTTCCTGTAATTTTTGCTTCTCTCATTGCACGTTGTACACGTTGGTGCATATCAGATTGTATTTCTTCTACAAACATTAATCTTCGACCAAACTCATCTGTTCTATCTGACACACGTGCATGAACAATACCACCAGATCTTGCTGATGACGGTAATCCAAAATCATGTGCATAGGTATATACAGGTTCACCAGTTCTAAGTTTGCCTGGTTCATATTTAAACAAAAATTCACGGTAATTATCGCCACCTGACATTGTTTGTTGACCACTATAGGATGTTCCTTTTTCAACATCTTTTGCTTTTAAGCCAACACCACGTCTATCAAGAGCTGCAGCTAAATTAACAAGTGGTTCACGTACTTTAAAGGGCACAGGTGCAGTTAATGCCACACCTTCATTTAAAGAACCTTGAATACCAAAGACTTGTTGCATATATTTGTCTACATTTGCTGCAACGCTGTCTAAAGCTTGTTGATTTATCTTACGATCAGTAACTACACCCGGCAAAGAGTCACGAAGATAGGATAAAAAGCCACCTACACGTGGATCTTCTGCCTGTGGATCTACTTTTTGTATTTTTTTAACAATATTAGCAAGAATATTTTGAGGACCTGGTTGGCCAAGGGCCACGACGTCTAATTTCGGGGATATTTCATCAAATTCCTTAATTATATCGGCTTTTGTAAAGGTTTTATTGCCTTGAGACTGTAAAAATGGGCCTAAAGACGTGTCTAAAAGCTCAGATTTCTTAATTCCTTTGGCTTTTAAGTAGTTTAACCACCTATCTGCCGTCATTTTTTCCATAGGAGCGTCAATTAACGCCTCTCTGGACTTGTAAAACAGTGCTGGGGTGTCTGCTGTAGCTGTTGGAGTTACTGTTTCAGCTGATTTTGCACCAACTTTGTACATATTTCCTGGTTCACCAGCTCTTGCAGCGTCTCGTAAAAAGTCTCTAGCCGCTTTTTCGCTTTTAAAATCTTTTATTGGTAACCCAGCTTCATCAAAAACAGTGTAATATGTTGATCCAGATTTAACAACCCTAGATTTTTCTAAATCAAGCTTTGTGGGTGATCCTTTACCTTTCGGTGCTGCAATCTTTGGTGCATACTGACGTAGTGGTCCTAATACTTTAGCTAAAGCCATTATTCTAACAAACTCGCTATGCCACCACGAAAAAAGTTTCTTCGTAGGAATTGTGTAGTAGGAAAAAGTAAATTTTTTCCTGTTTTAGAGCTAACTCCAAATGGAGCATCATCTCTAATTCTTTTTAAATATTCGTTAAGTTGTTTAACATCCATTGGTCTTCCTGCTCCAAAAGTTGACATAGCAAGTGTTTTTGGATCTAAAACAGTTGTTGTCATACCAGCTTCATCCAAAATATCTCCTACACCTCGTAAATTTCTTAATCTATTGCTTGGATTATATAAAAAAGATTCTATTCCTCTTTTAGCTGTGTTCATAAAAGTTGGTTCTGCAACCATTAAATTTGGATTAGTTATTAAACTTTTAACACCTTCTTTATCTATACCTCGTTTAAATCTAAAAGGACTAAAAGATTCCGCCATCAAATAGTTTCTTAAAGCTTGTAGTGGTATTGTATGTCCTATGCTACTTGATCTTATGTTAGGTGCAATAATTCCTAAATCATCTAATATGCTAAATGTATTTTGATTCATCATCTCTCTTGCTAAATTTCCTCGCGCTCCTATAATTCCAGAAAAATCTCCTGCAGTGAATCCTGATTGCTCTAAAGCTTGAGGATATGTAAATTTTTTATTTGGATTCATAATATTTGATCCACGCATTGCTTGTACTGCACCATAAACTTCAGGATATTGTGTAGGA